GCTTTTTGGGGGAAGGAAAGGTGTCGAAGAAGTGTCGAAGCGCACTCAGCGCTACATGCTCAGGAGTAGAAATCCATCACTCGATTGGCCCCACCAAGCAGTAGCGGATCAATTGCTGCTCAACGCTCTGCTTCTGTCGCAAAACCAAGATCACTGCCACCTCGCCTTGCTCTTCGTGGAATTCGTAAAAAACACGATAGGGGCCGGTATTAAGCTCGCGATAGCTCAGCACCCCCAGAAGACTCGCCTGCTGGCTGACTGGGTAACCTTTAGGTGCAAGTGAAATCTTCTCTTCAATCTCATCCAAAAGGCTCAGTACTGACTGGAATGCAGCCTGTTCACCTTGGAATGGAACCAAGTGGTGGACTTGGTCTTCGATGCTTTGCTCTGCGGTATCAGTAAAACGAATGACGACCGGGGACATTAAACCTCCTTATTCTGGCTGAGCGAACCTCCTGGAAAGGCGAGCTTTCAAATCATCAACAGAGCGATGCTTGCCTTCTGCGTACTGGCGGGAGCCAATCGCAAGCAACTTCACCAGCGCAATTGCTTCATCGCGCTGCTTCCGCTCAGCATATGACTCAACCACATAGGCAGGAACACCGTTCTGCGTGACGACCATTGGCTCGGATAAATCCAAGTCAGCCGCATGACGTTTCAAATAACTAATTGTCTCGACTCGCATGAGCCGGTACCTCCATTGTTGTGGGAACACTTAAGGCCTGGAACTCAGGTTCTACGGTGTTCGAACTCCACCACGCTCCATATCCAGGCGACGAGTGGGATTCGCGCGTCGGCAGTCTGTCTACCGTCAGCTCCAACATCATAATCCGAATTCAGACCGAATTTGAACCACCTCAAGTCTATTTTTCTTTCCCTCTGTCGACCCCCGCAGCCTTCAACCTATGAGCGGGTTGAATCGAACAGCCTCAGATAGGTGGTCTTGGGAGAGGTGCGCATATCGCATCGTCATCGACAACGAGGCGTGCCCCAGTATGTGCTGTAGGGTCACGATGTGCCCGCCGTTCATGATGAAGTGACTGGCGAACGTGTGGCGCAGTACGTGGCTGGCCTGCCCCTTCGGCAGCTTGATCGAGGTCGACAGCAGTACCAGGCGGAACACGCCAAGGCAGTTCGTGAACGGCCCGTGGGTCTGCCAATGCCGGCGAATGTCGGCGGCCAATTGTTCCGAGATCGGCACCGAGCGCACACGCTTGGACTTAGTGTTGGCGAAGATCGCCGTATTACCTTTCAGACGTTCCGGCGTCAGCGCCTGAGCTTCACCCCATCGAGCACCTGTCGCGAGACAGATACGAGCGACCATCTTCGGATGAGGCGACGTGGTGCGCGCATCCAGGGCCGTAAGCAGTTCGGACACCTGATGCTTGGTCAGGTACGACAGCGGTCTTTCCTGAAGCTTGAGCGGCCGCATGCGCCCTACCGGATTCTCATAGTCAATGACGCCGAGTTGGCGCAATTCGTTGAACATGGACTTGAGGTAGCCAAGACGGTTGTTCGCGGTCTTGCCCGACATGCCATTGGCTATCTGTCGGCTACGCAACCGAGCCACTTTCGCAGGCTCCAGGGAGACAGCGACCGGGTCGCCCAAGTCCTTTGCCACCAACCGCAGAATCGCCACGCAACGATGCCCGTTGCTCAGGGTCTGGCCGTGCAGTTCATACCAGAGTTCGACCAACTCCGAGAGACGCCGACGGTCCTTCGGCTTGAGCGTCCAGCAGGGGTTTTCCGCACACTTCTGACGCGCGGTGGCCTCGAATTGCTGCGCCTCCATCTTGGTCTTGAACCGCTTGCGAAAGCGCTTGCCCTTGATCGGTTCTACATCGACGAACCAACGGCCATCGGGGAGCTTGGTGATCGACATTAGACGGCATACCCCCGCCGCAGATACCGATCACACATCAGCTTGTGTATGTGCCTTTCCAGATCGCGACGAGTCCAACCCTTGGCCAGGTAGTGGTCTTCGATAACGTGCCAGAACTCCAGTTTACGGGCGGACTCAATAGCCTTTTTTGCCGGGACACGCTCCCGCGCGATCAGGCTCACGAACTGGCCGAGGAACATCTCGCAGTTACGCCCGCTAAAGCCCTTGGCGGTCTTGTAATAGCGCCGGTACTCGGTGCGCTCGATCAGCGGATCGCACTCGACCTGGACGCGGGCATCCTGGCTGATCAGGCTCCAGAACGGATCGTAGACCGCCGTCCGGCTCAGCAGCTTGAAGCTTTCGCAGGCGTAGTTCCACAGTCCTTGCAGGTGCGGGCAAAGCCCCTCATAGGTGCGGCAGCCGATGACCTCTCCCGAAGCCATGCGCGAGCCTTCGGAGAACTGCTGGACGATGGAGTGGTGGAAACGGAATTCGAGCCGCCAGACCGTTTCCAGGGGGTTATAGGCCGGGTCGCCATCGCCGAACGGATCCCCGTTCAGGGTCGCCCACACGCTTTCCCAATAGTCGAGCTTGTCGGTGGCCCGAGCCTGGAGGGTCTTGTTATAGATCGACAGTTGCAGGCCGTTGGCAGAGCCGAACATGTACGTCTCGCCACGCCCGTAGACCGAGGCGTTGCCGTCGAATTCGATCCGCTCGATCCCACTGATTTGTCGCACCCGACGCGAGCGACAATGCATGCGGTCCACCAGATCGCGAGGCGGTTTCCAGCCCTGCACGTCCAAGGCGATATGCACAGCGGCTTGGTTGGTTTCGCAGTGACTCAGCACGGCAGCGGCCAAATCATCCAGCACGCCCTGGAGGATGCGCGGATCGGCGCCATCGAGGGCGTGAGGCGATACCTCGATCTTGAGGTGCGAGCCAATGGTGTCGACCTTGATGTTGTGATTCTTGATTAGCAGGATCAGACCCATTTCAGCGTTCTGCAGGCGGTACTGATAGCCGGAGTCGCGACCGATGCGGCCCTTGGACCACTCGTAGCCGGCGAACTCGACCACATCCACCGAGAGGTCAAACAGCGCCATGACTTCCGGCCGGAGTTTGCCGTTGTACAACTGCCGCACCGTATCCACGCCGCACCGCAGAATGCGCACGCCTGACAGGTCGGTGAATTGAGCCGTGGTGTCGTCGAAGAACAACCGCCCTTTCGGGCTTTCCAAGACCTGACCGTCCGACTCGATACTGACGCGAATTTGATGGCTGATTTTCTTCATCTTTAACGATCCAAATTGGTACGAATTGAAACCGCAATAGGTGGCTTATCTGACGTGTTACAGGGGCGTCAGCCGGCCCCGCCGTGGCGCTTGCTCACTCCGAGACGAGCCGTTCGCGCGCGCCCCGGCCAGGCCGGCTACAGCGGCCATACCGGCCCCGTCGGCGTCATCGCCACCGCGAAGAAAAAGCCCGCCAGATAGGCCAGAAACACCAGCCCCAGGGCGGCGAAATAGCTTGTCCAGTTCATCGGCTCCCCCTCAGTTGAACGAGCGCGGCAAGCGGCTGGTGTCGGGAACCACCGTCACACGCACGGCGGCGCTGTTCGCGGCGTCGGGCGGCACGTTCGGCGCGGCGGTCTGAGGCGGCGGCGCATTGCCCAAGGCGCTACGCCCAGCACAGGCGGCATAGCCGGACCAACCGCCCTTGAAGCTCAGTTCCGCGGCGCAGTTGCCCCGCGGCACCACGGCATAGCCGGTGTCGGTCAGGTCGCGATCGGTGAGAGTGAATTCGCTGCCGTCCTGGCCCCGGACGGCGAACAGATAGGTGCGGCGCCCGGAGGCGGACAGCAGGGTTGCCTTGACGATGAAGTCGCGGCCGGCGAAGGGATGGCCTACAGGAGCAGCACCCGGAACGCCTGGGTGCCCAGGTACATCATCAGCAGCATCAGGACCAGCCGCACCAGTAGCACGCGCAGCACCCACAGCAGGACCGGCTTGAGCAGGCGCAGCAGTTCCAGCAGCAGGCGGCGATACAGGGTCGCCCATGAGCAAACGAGGTCCACCGACATAAACCACAGACCCAATAGCAAGGGCCGGAATTGCCATGAATAGAAGAATCTTAGGTTGTCTAAAAAGGCTCTTGCCGGCGATGGTGTCGGTGACGGAACCGGTGGCTGTCGATTCATAGAGGGCAAAGGTCTCCTTGCGGATTTTCTTGATCTCGACGATCACGTCGCGGGCCGGCGGTTTGTTGTCCTGCGCCGAGTGCTGGCTTTCCTTGTAGCGGCCCCGAATGCCGATGACGGCGAGGTTGGAGTGCAGATAGGCCTTTTCCGCCGTCATGCGGATGTCGTCGCGGATATAGGCGATGTTCGGCGTGGTGAGGATGATGTCCCAGTTGAAATGCCGGTGCCGGGTCCAGGCATCCAGCCAGCCCATGGGCCGCCCGGCTGCCTTGGCCGCTTCCGGGCCGTCCGGGAAGTCGAAGCGCTTGAGGTCGGCTTCGCGCCAGGACTTCAGAAAGATCAGTTGGGTTTCGTCGAAGATGATGAACGCGCCACGCGGCGCCCACATGAACCAGGTGCGCATCTTTTCCATGTGATCCAGGTCCTCGAGGTCGAGGTTGATGACGTCGCAGCTGGAGGGCGTCTCCGGCATCACTTGGAAGATCCGTTCGCGGGTCAGGCCGCGCACGTTGGTGATGATGACGCGGCCCTTCTTGATCGCGGGGATCAGGTCATCTTGGATCGCGCCGGAGGTCTTGTAGGAGCCGTTCGGGCCGTGATGAATCTTGATCGCCATGTCACTTACCTATGAAGGGGATGAAGGACATGGAGAAGCGCGTGCCGATGGCGGCGAAGATCATGTTCACCGCGTCCGGCAGGCCGAAGAACGCCAGCAGCGAGCGCAGGTCGCCGTCCAGGGACGAGTAATAGGACGTGATGGTCGAGCCGATACCGATGCCACCGACGAGTTCGCGGAACGCCTTGTAGCCGATTTCCGCGACGAACAATTGCATCTCGAACCAGCCCTTGATGGCCATCTTGGTCAGCAGGACAAAGGCGTCGGTGACGAAGTCATAGACACCGCTGTAGAGGAAGTCCCAGAGGGATTGCATCCAGGCGAGAATGTCGGAGAGAAAGGGAATGTCCATGGCGTTTCCTCAGGTGCGATAGAAAACGATCCATCCGGCCAGCATCGCGGCGATGAACAGCACCACGTAGCGGATGACGGAGAGTTCTTTGGCGTATTCGGTCAGACAGACGTCGAAGCGTTGGCCGAGGGCGGTAAAGTCCCAACACGGCAGGGAGCCGCCGCCAGTGCCCAGGTGAATATCGAACTTGGAAGCGAGGACGCTTTCGAACTTGCCTTGCAGTTCCTGGAAGTCCTTTTGCGCCTTGGCAATGGCGTCGTCGTATTCCTTGATGGTCTTGTCGAAGGAACCTTGCTTCGGCTCTTTCAGGCCGCCCCCGCCGGAGCCGTCGCCGCCATCGCTACCAGCGCCGCCGTCGGAACCAGAACCGTCACCATCGCCGCCGCTGTTGCCATCGCCATCGCCATTGCCGTCGGGAGGGTTGCCGCCACCGCCGCCGCCACCGCCACCTCCTCCACCGCCGCCACTGGAGCCGTTGTCGCCGCCACCGGGCTTGGTGCCGCCGTCGCTTCCACCGTCGCCGCCGGGCGGGTTGCTGCCACCATCGCCCCCAGTGCCGCCGTCACCACCCGGAGGCGGACCGTCGCCCGGACCCACGTCGCAGCCGAAGGCACAGGAGCCATTGGAGGTGAACCAGTTGCCGGTGAACGAGCCGATGACCTTGCAGTAGGTCGCGCCGGCCTGACCTTCAGCGGGACCGATACAACCGTCAATCGCACTGACCGCAATCTCACAGCCGAGGTAGTTGATGAAGCGGGAAATCGGCGCTTGATGGGATTTTTCGTAGAGCGAGCCGGCCAGAATCTTGCACTTGTTTTCCTTACACTCGCCGGTCTCTTTGTTGTATTCGGTGTCGGCTGGACAGCTATCGCCATAGCGTGCGGCAGGACCATACCCGGCAGCAGTCTTGCCGGTTTCGTTGTTCGTGAACTCGCACCAAAACGAGGTCTGGTCACGGGCTTTCATAGACCCGGTGAAGGTGAACACCCCAGGGCGTCCCGTGGCTTTGGCCCACGCCGCGCAAGCTGCCGAGGGCGAAGAAAAGCGTTCAGGCAGTGACTGAATTTTCCAGTAGTAATCCTCAGCCCTCGCCACCGTGGCAAAGAGAAGCATCAGAATCAGGCTCGCAAACTTCATCGTAAGACCCCACACAAAAAAGCCCCCTGCCGGAAACTCCGGAGGGGGCTTCCGTTTCGGTCGCCACTACTGGTATTGCCCGACCTTGAGCCCTGAAATCAGGGAATAGGCCATGAACGCACCCAGCATGAGAGACCAGATCACGTCAGGCCTTGCGCATCGCGCCGATGACCAGGGCGAGGCCGACCAGCACCGCCACGGCGGCGATCACCAGCTTGGCCACTGACCCGCCATCAGTGCTGGCTTGCGCCAGAACCCCCTTGGTGGTTTCGTCGAGCAGCGATTCGGCGAAGGAGACGTTAGCCACGGCCAGGCCGACGGTGGCGATGGAGGCGTTGCGGAACAGGGTTTTCATTTTTTCCATGATTGGAACCTCATTAATTGCGCGCTTTGCGCATGGCGGAAATGATCAAGCCAGCCCCCAAACCAACGGCGAACAGCCCGATGGTCCCGGCGAAGCCGAGGCGGAAGGCCGACGGGTCGAAACCACCCATCAGCAGAGTCAAATAGCCCTCTGCCTCAGGCGGCAGCAGGTAGGTCTGTATCCACTCAAGGTGCGTACAGCCAACCGTGCCGTCCGCGTTCTGGACCCAGGTCTTGCACACTTGAACCGATACAGAGCCTTCCATTCGTGCAGTCCTCAAACAGCCAGGGAGGCCGCTAGGCCGTCGATCCAGCCCCAGGCGTAGCCGGTGGCCAGACCTACCGCGAACAGCGAGAGATAGCGGAGCATCGCGGCCTCCTACGGCTTACGCCTTGGCGTCCGGGGACTTGTCTTGTTTGTCCTGGCCCTGCGGCTGCTGGGCCGGGCGCGTGGCTTGGGCCTGCGCTTGCGGGCGGGCCGGGGCTTGGGCGGTCGGCGCCATCGGCTTGCCACCCACCGCCAGCAGATCCACAAGGACCTGGGTATTGGTGATCCGGCCGAAACGGTCTTGGGTCGGGCGGACCACGCTGGCGAACTTGCAGAGCACCGGCTGGCCTTCGAAGACAATGGCGTCCAGCAGGGTCGGCTCGATGTTGTATTCGCTGATCTCGAAGCCCTTGGCGTTGCCACGGGCACCTTCCGGGATCGGGGCGATGGATTGGACCGAGGCGTAGATTTCCCCGGTCTTGGTCGAGGTATAGGTGTCGGTCTTGGTGACCCACAGTTCGACGACGCCGCCTTGGGTTGCAAACATGTTCATCGGTGTTTCTCCTTCAATTCGCCTTTTTCGGCGTGAGTTGTCCCGCTGCTGCAAATTCGGCTGTTTCGCCTTCATTCAGCGGTGTTGGGTGAAAGTGATGTGTGGGGCGATCCCTTCGGGCCGGGCTCTATTCGCTAGCGAACCAAGCCAACCACGGGTGCTCGTCTCGGCCCATCCGGGTAACGATCCCTATCGCAACGTCGTCGCCGACGGCCAAGGGGAACCCTTCCCCTTGGAACCCGCAGAGCAACACCAAGGGCTCTGCCCTTGTCATCCCGCTCTTGCCGCCGAGGGCTCAGGAGCGCGGGGCGGAGAAGCTGCCCCACACTCCCAAGCGGAGGCTGTTTCAGGGGGGAGGCGTTCAAGGGTACGCTCCGCCCGTGCTTCCGTTCGCCGGAACGATGAAGCTGTTCCGACGAGCCGGGAGCGCGGCCCTTGACCGGATCGGCCACGGTGCGAGCGGCCCGGATCAGGCAGAGCAGGAGCAGCGCTTTCAGGGTCTTAGCGAGCATGGGTCAGCCCTCCAGTTGGAATGCTTCGCGCACGGGCACGAAGGGCGTGGGTTTCCCGCTGTCGTACACAACGTGCCAGTACTTCGGCGGACGCCGGGACGGGTCGTGTTTCGCGCAGAAGGAACGGGGACGGCAGAGCCAGCGGCCATCTTCCAGATAGGGCAGCCCAGGGGGCCGGCAGTCCGGACACGGCGACGGGTTGTGCAATGGGATGGCCTGCCTTGCGGACCAGCACACAGAGCAGGCGCAGTCCGGGGCGTGGGGTTGGCGTAGGTAGTAGGGACTGGCGGCCATGGTTCATGCTCTCACCCCACGGATGCGATACACCTGCCGAGCGCGTTCGCGGGTCAGGCCGAAGGAGCGGCGAGCTTCTTCTTCAGTCGGGAAGACAGCCACCAACTCTTCGACCCAGCGTTGGCATTCCACGCGGGAACCGCCCTGATGGACGCGATGCCAGCGGCGTTGCCGAGTCGGGCCGTGGAAGGTGCAAATCTCTACGAGGTAACGCATATCAGGCACTCCATTCCTGTTCCAGCAGCCAGGTACGCAGCAGCGCGCTATTCACCATGCGCAGCTTTCCAAGCTTCACGGACGGCAGTACACCCCGATAAACCCAGGCGCGGGCGGTCCCGTAACTGATGCCGTTACGCTCCGCCCACCGTTCGATGGACTCCACATCCTGTTGCGGCCCTATCAGGGCGCCGGGGTTAAGCTCTTCCAGTTCCATGCTCATTCCGTCACTATTTGTGGCATTAGCGAAATAAATCTATGGATTTAGTCCATATGGACATTATCCATAAATCTCAGAATATGACAATAGTCCATAATGGTATTTATCAATGGCTGAAGGCATGACCAATAGAGCCCTTCAATTGCTCGATCAGACCAGCTTGAAAGAGTTGGCAGAGGTCAATAGCAAGGACTATGTCCGCTGGCAGAGTATTAAAAGAGGTCGGGCAAGAATTGGCGCAGAAGAGCTTGAACAGCTAGGGAAGATATATCCCCGGTATCGTTGGTGGCTCATGACTGGAGAAGTAATGCCCGAAATTGGGCAAACTAGTCCGTCCTATGACGAAGCCAATCGAAACTTGCCCAATCAAAACGCGGGATAGCGATCACTAGAAAAGTAGCACTACGATGGTACGCCCTACGGACAGAAGGCAAGAAATGAAAGCAGACAGGGACGATGCGCCGGAACACTTGAGGAGAAAGCAGGGCCAGAGCTTTGGTAAATGGACGCTTGCAATTGCTCTAGGGCTAGGGCTTTCAGGACTGGCTTTGCACATGGCAGGAAACAAACTCTCTTTCCTTCCAAAACCACAATCCAACCAACCCTCTAACCTTGAAAAACCTGCTCACGCCCCTGACGATAACACTCCCCAAAACCAGCCTCAAAAGACATCAGAAGAACTTTTTTGGGAAAGTGTTAATGCACGCAATCATCAACAGAACCAGCCTAAGCAAACTATTTATAACGATAGTAATTACAGGCCGCAAAAGCCGACCAACATCTACACACCGCCAGCACCCCATCGAGCAGTATCCGCGCCCCAGCAAACACAGCAACGCCAAACCAATCGAGCAAGCCGCGAACGAACCTCTAAGTGGATCAAAAGCTGGAATGGCGGTACAAACTACCTAGCAGAATGGCTATCCGTGAACAATCACATAGATGGCTCCAGTGTCTGCGCCAATCACCGACGCGGCTCAATCGACTACCGCGAGTGTCGTAAGGCTGCCAAGCAGCACTTCCATGAACAGTGCAGAATCTGGCGTGCGCGTTATGACAATGACCGCAAAGTAACCAGTGATCGGATGAAGACACGCTACTGCACTGCGGCGAGCAGCTTCAACCCAATGGGATAACTTAATCAAACCAAGAAAACTTATGTTTGAGAAAATCAAGACAAGACTAAATCCAAAATATGGAGCCACTAGGCGTGGAGTTCTGATATTATGGGTATTTAGCTCAAGCCTATTTTTGTATTATTTTGCCTTGGCATCAGACATTAGCCAGGACAGCTTATACTTTGGATACTTAAACTTTGTCGCTCTTTTATTTGGCAGCGGCATCTCTTACCATGTTTTGATTGAGCTACTTAAAATTGAGCAACATAAAGAAAATGAGACTAAATGGCGCACTCTATTAAAATATTTACTAATCCTTCAAGCAGGATACATTTTTGCAGGAATAGCTATCTACCTTGGCCTTTTGCTTGGTAAGATAGTAGGTTTTTTATTGGCAATGATTGGAATGGTGTGTGGTTTATTTTGGGTCTTGCACTTCTTAGCAGTTTTAATGAAAAAGATAGAGTCATTATTTGGTGTAAAGCTGTTCGGCAGGGAAAAGTCTTGAAGCACCTGCGTTGGAAAAATGCCAAAACCCTATGCCAAACTGACTCGAAACAAGCTAGAGAAAGGAACAAAAAACCCATATTAAGCACGTCTAACACAGACTAACACACTATACCGAAATGGATTCGACTCCCTGAGCCTAGAAGGTCTGCCCCCAAGGTGGACCGCAGCCTCAGGCCGCTCCCGGCGGATTCTGTTGAAAAAGTCGGTCTTAGCCAGAAACTCTTTTCCAAAGCTCAAAAACGCACGATTTTGACGTTACCATGTGAAAATTAAGGCACTTCAGTCTCCCGTACAGATCAGATTTCAACGTCGACTACGCTCTTGTTCTCGCATGGGCAAACGAAAACATACAATGGGGCGAAGGCCTTGAACTCTCTAACCGAGATTAGTTCGTATGGTAATTTACTTCTTTCACTATGACGGGCTAAATTCCGCCTCTTAGCTTAATCGTTATATATAGAGAAAAGCCATGACCCTATTCAAATTTTATTCTAATCTGAGAAAGGAAATTCTTAGGGAAATTTCTGGAGTGGAGAATTCCAATGGCTATCTATCATGGGACAACACTACCCCGAATTACATAATAAAATCTCGACTAAAGTCGATACTTGATCGATACATAGATGCAGCAAGAGAATTTGGCGTCTACGTTATTACGAGGTACAGCGACTGTTCCAAGCCAACTCACGACGGCTATCCAACTGAAAATAGATACGGCCTTAACATCCAATATCAAGATGATCAATACGTATGGAACTCATACCAACTATTTCAAGGAAAGCGCGTTAGTACCTGCCCTTGCCACCCCGCCAACAAACTAAAAGAAAACTGGGTGATAGACGATATAATATACAAAAAATCAGCAAACGCAGAAGACTGCATAATAATTTCATTAATACTTACTGACATTTCCGAAGCAATAGACAACTCAGCCGATAAAAAAGCGAGATCAGGAATAAGAGAGCATCTGCTCAGAGCTATACTCAGACTCAACGACGCAATTTTGCCCATGTCGATAGATAAATATATTATAGAAGTGAATCATAAAACGCATATTAACTCACTCAACTGACGATGACGTTGTACGCTACACATCCAAAAAACTGCGCTTTTGACTGAGTAATAGCTTAGCTATTATATGAATCCGAACATATGAAACAGCTATCAAGTAAAGATCGAAATTTTATATCGAGAGAGATGAAGATATCTCTTGAATCTATTGAGTCAAAGTTGAACGAGGATTTTTTGTCACCGTACAGGAGTCGCTTTGAGGATGCCATCGCCTTTTTCACAAATTCCATAAGAAAGCAAAGCGAACAGGGCTACAAATTTGACTGCTCCCCATTCAAAGATAGCCCGGCAAAAAACGAAATAAACGATCATTACTCTAAACTATGCAAAGAAATCAATGACACCTCTGCCGAAGTAGTCTTGGACTCAATACGGCATGCGTTCTGCTCGTATGCATACAATGGGATTCATGAACTATTCACCCATCAGGAAAAGGAATCTTGGTATCCAAAGGTAATTCTCGACTGCGTAATTACCCCAAACCACATTGACTTATTGCCAAAGAAAGTGACTCTTTACAGAGGCACAGACATTTCGGAGTTTAAAAAATCAATATTCGGCCAATCATGGACGACAAAAGAATCCGTTGCTCACAAATTCGCCTACGTCCATTATAAAAACCAGCATTGGTTCAAGAAAGTAGATCGCATTATTCTAAAAACAGAATATCCTAGGCAGTTTGTGTATTATGCAAGTCAGGAACCTGAGTTCGAAGTTGCTATAGACACAAGCAAGATTAGTAATGTCAAAAGAATCAAATAATAACTGGCTCCAATCGCTCGTTATTCTCACTGGGAAGGCTGACGCCCCCCCCTTATTTTGAATTTAGAGTCCGATCTTGCCCGTTAACAGACATCTGTCATCTGTCGAAAATTTGTCGAAATTAATGGGATGAAGAGCGACGGAGTGAGACACTTAAACAGCGAAAGCAGTGGCTTTGAAACGTATTGGAACGCTTCAAAACCCTGTTTTATAGGGTTCGATTCCCTTCGCCCGCTCCAAATCACCCTGCCAGGCCCCTGAAATGCCTAGTGTTTCGGGGGCTTT